CAAGCTTCTTAATAGAAGATTCAGTAATTTTAGGCGACTTGTTAACAAACTTACCATTGATTTTCTCCACGTTCCATTCGTCAGGTACCCATCCAATAGAATACAACCAGTCTTTAACTACTTCGATTGATCCGACTTTACCTTGTTCAAAGGAAATTCTACAGTAGGCTCCTTCAATAGGTCTTTCAGTTCTTCCCGACTCTTGCGGTAAATTAAAGTGTTTAACAGTGGCGACTGTATAGCACCCGTCTTTTCGCCATGCGGGTTCTTTGAATTCGTCTTTTCCATCTGTCTTGATACACCTCATTCCGATCTTAGGTTCAAGTACCATCTCAATAGCATCTAACTTGTTGTTGATCTCTGTTAGCAGTGTTTGAGCTTTAGCCATATCAAACATCCAGCCTTTAGACCTGATGTCAGCTTCAATCTTAGCAAACTCAGTTTCAACCTCGATACCTTTCTTGTACATAGGGTATTTACGAATCAAGTTAGTAGCTTCTTCAGTTAATACCTTGTATACCTTAACATTGAGTTCAACATCTCGGATACAATATGTAAGCATTTCTTTACTGTAGTTATTAAACTCAGTGAATTCTAGCTTAGGATAGTTTAACTTAGCACCCCATCCCTCAAGACCATGTTTATGCTCACGCCTATACTGGTTTAGTTGAGATAGGATCCATGTGTCAATCACCTTAACAGTGCTTGGTAGTTTGAATCCAAGGATATAGTCTAGTACTACTAAGTCATAACCGATAATGTTATGACCGAATACTATATCAGCCTTAGATATAAAGTCGAGACCCTCAGATAAGCTTGGTAGCTCATCGTCATAGTCAGAGAATGAGTAAACATTTCCGTTGTCTGAATCAACAGCAACGAGACACCAGATCTTATTTACATCTGGAATAAAACCATTGGTCTCAATGTCTACACATAGCCTTAGTTTATTCATTAAGAATACTCCCGTAGAATGATGTGTATGGAGCCTCTAACATTCGAGCCTCCATTTCTGAGGGATCAAAGAAGTATTGCTCTCTTAAATCTTTTTTATCGTAATTTAGTTTATTAAACTTTGGTATCTTACGATTGCATAAGTACTGGCATGCATGTACTATTTCATGGGCAAGAATGTTAACAAACTTATCCATGACAAAGTGGTTTGGAGTCCAATCATTTAAAAGTGGGTCTCTTAATTGAATGAGAATACGTCTATCCGCATCATTGTATATAGTTAATCCCTGTTCATTACAGTTTTCTTCATATTCAATTAAGCAGATATGTACTACAAACTTTTTATCCGTGATAGGTACTTTGAAACGTTTGCTGTAATCATTAAGGCAATCAAAGAACATTTGCCTTACGTCTTTTTCAGCATCAGGTAAACAAGCTACTGTTACACGGATATTCTTAGGTCTGTCATAGGTTTTCTTTGGTTTTGTCATCAACTACCTTTACATTAGGTGACCCAAGTTCTTGTAGTTCTTTAGCCATTTCCATGACCATCTCAAGGAAGTTATCGAGTTGATCGTTAAGCCCTTGAATTACTGTATGTAGGTGCCAATTGTATGCACCTAAAGCAACTAAAGTAATTGCAAGTAATGCTGTTGTTTCAGTCATTGTTGTATAGTCCTGTGTTAATCAGCAACATTGGATCAATGAATGCTTCGTGGAGTTGTGTGTTATTAATGATAACACCTTGGCTAGTTAAGAACTCAGTCCCTCTAGAGCATTTATAATTGTCTCTAAAAACCACTCGATGAATCCCAACAGCGTATATAAGCTTAGCGCAATCAATACAAGGGGAAAGAGTGCTATACAAAGTAGCACCCAAAGTAGATTGATTAGAACGGGAAACCTTGGCAATTGCCTGAGTTTCTGCATGGAGAACCTCGTGTACTTGGGTATCATTGTTAGTCCCTCTTGGTGTACCGTTGTATGAGAATGAAATGATGTTATCATCTTTGACAATGATAGCACCAACCTTACGATCTTCTGCATACGATTGCTGAGATATTAAGTTAGCAATACGCATGTAGAATAAATCCCAATCACTTTGCGATTTCATTTTCTATTTCCCTATCATAGTCATACTCAAGTTCAGCTATACTATCTAGAATATAGTGTAGCTTATACTCAAGTTCATCTGTCAGTGGAGTAAAGAAGTCAATAGTAACTCGTACTACACCTTCCTGTGCTGTATCAATTAACATAATAGGCTTTCCATTTTAACCATGTATTAGCTTTTTGGTTATAAGCATTCATAATGTTGTCTTCATTTAAATCTAAATCAGATATTAAATGATTAAGACAAAACATTAACTGACCCATTTCTTCTTCAAGTTTATCTCGATTACTTTCTTTACCATCAGCTGGATAGACAGTATCAAGACCAAACCTAAGTATCTTCATAATGTTTTGAGAGACCTCATTACATTCTTCAGCTGTTGTATACATTGTATACGCTTTATCAGGATTCAAGTGCTACCTCCTCTACTTGTACAATATAAAAACCTTCACCTGCCATGTTGATTAACAAATCTTCCTTTACAAGTTCATGAATACAAGTTTCGATATCTGCATTTGTGTCTGCATCATGCAGAATTTCAAAGCAACAAGTTACAACATACTTTTTCATAGGATCTCCGTGTGTATCTATAAGGTACCGACTGTGGTTGTGTTGATTTTATTCAAGTTTATCAGTGCTATAGTATTCGTATACTTTTTTGATTGCTCTTTTAAGCATTTCTACTCTGATATGATTTTCATATACGTCAAGACTATACAAGCTATTAGCGTATTTAGCATCACATATTTTACTGTATGTATCTTTTAAGTTTGCACATAGAATACTGTCAGCTACTTCATCACTAACTTCAATGATTACCATTGTTCAACCTCTAGTGGATCAATATAACCAAACCTGATTAGGCTATCTTTAACTTCTGAGGGTAACTCATATACACCATCATAGTCAATTAAGAACATTCCACGATCAAACCATAGACCTCCTCCTGATTCGTCACCAAGTTCTTTATGTTCAAACCAACCATAGTTAGTACTAGGGCTAATTTGAATCTCATAGTTTTGACCACCTAACTTAATAGTGAAGTCATGCTTTGTAGCATTGGGTTTAGCCGCCATCAATTACTCCTGTTTAAGTTGTCAGACAGATTAAAGTACATAGGACTCATACGAGTCTTTAGTTGTAACAACAAGATAGTTTCTAACTCAAGCATTTCTTGATCAGTGCCATAAGCTAGAATAGTTCGAATAAACCTTGATGGGCATTCATTGTATTCAACCATGAAGCTTTCAGATGAACACACATATCCGTCATCAGGTTTACCACGATGTTTACCGATATATTTCTTATCGGTGTCTTTGTTGATCCACATGTATAAGAACGACTCACCTTCTTGTATATGAGCTTCTTCATCAGAGGCTAAGTATACAGTCTCTTGAGGAGTTCCATCAATGTGGTTCTGCCAGATCTCTTTAACGTAGGCTACCATAGGATCACCTTTAGGGGCTTTCCAGAATACTACAAAAGAGGGTTGCCCTTCGTTGGCACAGAGATATTCATAGACCCACTTGTTGTGGAGACCATTATATTCTTTACCTTCAATGGACACCTTGACCATTGCTTTGCCAGTACTAGAAGTATAAGTATCAACTTCATCTACAGTGCATTCATAGATGTCGAAGAACTTATGACTTCCAGCGACAAAACGTTTAATCGTTTTGATATGATTCATTAGTTGCTTTTTTGTAGTAAGTATTCATTGTATAGAATGATCCGTCTTCATCTAGATTAGAGCAGACTACAGAAGATCTTACATCAAAGCATCTACCTAGTTTAGGGTGATCTAGTACTAGTGGAATAGATGCAAATGTTAATGTAATATCATCAAATTCAATTTTGTGAAAAGTTGCAGTACCAAAGTAATGGACTACTTTGTGTTCACTCACAGTACTTTACCTTCAGACTTGTACTTGATGAGTGCTTGTAGATACCACAGAGCTTTGCCTAGCTCTTGTACTTCTTCATCTTTATTACCGCAACGCATCAGGTACTTATACACTTGACCGAACAAGTGAGCTTCAACACCTGATTTACCTTCAAGCATGTCAACCATGAGTTCCATGTATTGTTTACCTGCGGCTACGTTCTTGTAGTGTTTAGGATTGATAGCATCTGTATCATTAAACATATCAATTTCGTTATTGTATGATTCAGCAAAGGCTTCAGACCAACCTCGATCAAGTTCTTTACGTTCTTGATTGAGTAATTTTTTAGATTGAACATCAAAGAAATCTTCATTATCCCATGATGCTAGGACTGATTTTAATTCGTTGTCTGTTAACATTAGTATACATCTCCGTTTAAAGTGATTTTGTTATCTTCATAAGGGGCGGCAACCCTACGATAAAACTCTAGTTTAGCTCCTTCAAGTGCGCCAACAACATCGTTGACAGATTGATAAGATGGACTTTTGTTATAGTAGTCACGAATGAATGTTGTGATTAGGAAGTTTAATTCGCCTGCACAGTGTGGTTCATACTTGAGCATGTGTGGTGATTGACGGGCTTCTTCAGTGATGTATGGCATATTAGATATTTATTTTAGGTTTACGAAAGAGTTGTGCAATTACGCACAGTGAGGCAAAACAAAGTAATCCTATCCAGATGTATTTAATAATCATAAGTACTCCGCAAGAATTGTATCACAAGCTTTATCAACAGTAGATCTCCATTCAGTTACAAGGGACTCAAAGAAAGGATGAATTGTTGTATTGTCTTCTTTAAACGCTACAACAGGTATTTTTAATACATAAGCAGCATAGAACACTTCCATAGCAGTACCATGTTTGGGTACAGTAGGATTATTCAAGTTTGCTAAGATTAAGTCAGACTCACGGATGTCACGCAGATCAAGTTCAAATATACGTTTCATATATTTAGGTTGAAATGCATGAATACGTCTGCATGGATTAAGGATGTTAGTTGAGTGAGCTAACATGTGTGTTGCTGTTGATCGCCAACCTTTAGCTTCTTCAGCAGACACATGTTCCATTGGACCTGCAAGATAGATTGTTCTACGTTTCATTTAGTTACTGTTTCTAAGTATAAACCTACGTTACCGATAGCATAACCTAAGAATGCAATGCTTAGACCTAAGCTTCCTTTAAGGAATAGATCTATGCAGACTCCTAAGTATACTACACCGATGATTGCTATTAGTGTTGAACTCATTTTGACAGTTCTCTCATTTTGTTTATCACTTCATTTAGCCCTTCAATTTTTAATACTCTGCAACAAGAGATAGTTATTGGATTGAATATTTTTCCGCTATCAGATTCTTCTTGTACGTCAAGATAATCATCAAAGAAACTTTTTACTACTTTTTTTAGTTCATCATTCATAATTCTTCTATGATTTTAAGAACTTTAGAAGTAAACCAGAGACCACCTTGGGACTTAGGTCTTTGATGACGGACAAGGTCATTGATTTTTACTTTACACCACACACGATCTTTTTTGGATAGATGTGGAGCAAGTGGTAAGGCACATGAGTGCCATCCTGGACGATGAGCATAGCCTTTTGTTTTATGATCTTCAGCAAAGTACCATACATCAGTAAGTAACTTTTGCTTACGATTAATAAACAGTGGACCATAAGTACCGTCTTTACGTTTACGAAACAGTTTGTATGCTATCATGATTAGATATCAAAGTTAACGTCAACGAGTTCCATTTCACCGGGATCATAGCCGACTTCTTCATAGACTTTGGATTCAGCTTCTTCTTCATCAATAGCACATACCCAGATTGTACGGGTAGCACTGATTTGAAAGCAGTATTCATTCATTGTCATCACCTTTTTTGTATGGTCGATAGATATACAGAGAACATTGTTTAGCAGTACAGTTGGTTATGTCTGTACGAATACCTCCTACACAGTCATTACAAAAGTTTTTGATAGCTTGCATTGGTGAAGTACGTTTTTGAGCTTTCTTTAACTCTTGTTCTTCATTCCATGCTTCAAGGAACTTACCACCTTTCTTTACAGCATAGGCTTTTTCTTTACGCCACTGTTCAAGAGCTGCTTTGCCCTTGGCTAGTACTTCTGGATTCATTGAGCGTTTCTTTTTTACGGAGTTCATCATTGAGTTCCATGTTCATTGTTGTACATATTCTAGCTGCTTCACTTGGGAATAGATAGCATACAGCGTCTTCAAGCTTGATATTACGACCTGCTACACAATAGTAGGCTCGATCATAGCCTTGTTTTACGAAGACAAAGTAGCCGTTAGACTCTGGTTGGTTCACGATACACGTACCTCGAATGTTATGTTGTCTTTGATTGTTTCGCTAACAAGTTCTTCAAGCAGAGATCTATCAAGGTTAGAACTGATACGATCTTCCCAATCGATTTGATCATCGTAGTCAGTGATATCAAATTCATCTGCCATATATTGATCAATAGCTGTACTGATACGTTCATTTACGATTTCTTCAACACGTACTGCAAGGACATCATCAAGGTATTTAGTAACAACAGATTCGATAGATGTGAACTTGTCTGGGTGATACACATTATCAATTTGTTTTGCAATTGTGTTAATCATACAACGAACAGCTACGTCAACTCCTGCACGTTCACTGTTTGAGATACCTGCCATTACACTGTTTAGGTATGAGAAAGATTCATCAAGGTTTTCATGTGTAGTAAACAGGTTACTACGATATTCACTTAAGGGATTTTGCATATAGTCTTTCAGAGTGAGGAATTTACTTCAACGAATTGAGATACGATATCACGTATTATATCTGGATGGATAACATCAATGATATCAGTATCTTTGTGCTTAACTTCAACAACGTAGATTTCATCTGCATAGTCAGGTTCATAACCTCCTTTTTCATCACGGATTTGACATAAACTACCTTTTTCAGCTTCAATAGTGCATTCAAAGTCTGCATTATCAGTATAGTACCAATGGTGATATTTCATTTCATTACTTGTAGAATTGAACGGATTGTGGTTAGTTCTTTACGAAGTTTACGTTTGTAATCTTTGTAATGGTTAAGATATTTGAAAGCATTTGCACTTTCAGGTACATCTTTATTAGCACAATTCCAGTGCATTGTTATCATATCGTTACAGAAGTCTAAGTCACCTTCACGTTCATGAAGACGCTTTTTCATCACTGAACGGATTAGGTGTCGGTGTCTTTCTGGTAGGAGAAGTAAAGTATCTGTCATGTGTTAATTCCTCAAAGATTTCCCATAGTTGATTAAACTTAACTTCATAGTATTTGGCAAGTACTTGTTGATCCATTTTACCTGCTTTTAGATCTTCGCATACTTGCCAACACTCTAATATAGATTGCTCTAAATTAAAGCCATCAGGTTTCATAGAGTATGACCGTGGGTAGCGGCTACAATACGAAGCATAAGATGTTCTTCAATCTTAGGTGACTCATAGGTGTTTTCAACAACCTTAAAGAAACCTTTATCAGTTACGCTATAGATGTTATCTACAGAGTATTTACCTACAAAGAAAAGGTTATCAGATGTTTTGCAGTGGTATACACCACGACCTTGTTCCCAAGACTTAACATCATAGCTGTTTTCAGGGGCTTTTTCAACTTGAGTTACTTCAAACTGCAGAGTTGTAGAGAAGAATGGATTGAGTTCTAACATGATATTTCCTTTATTACAGAGAGTTGATTAATTCGAGGGCTTCAGAAGCTTCGTCACACAGGTAGAGTTTATCGAGTAAGTCTTGTTCGATAGTTTCATACTTAACACGGATTTCATTACAAGTATTAGTGTACTCAGTGTACTCCTTATCAAAGTTAACAGGGAAAACAATAACATCACCGATATTACGAGCACTCCATGAGTTAATGAATTCAGCTTCAGGAACAAGCTGAACACCTGCACTGGTTAACAGGCTATAGATAGCTCTCATATCATTCTTTTTAGACTGAACCATAGAGGGCATTTCTGCATTACGTTTCTGAGCAATTTTATCAGAGAGACGAGAGACAGCATAATCACGTTGGGCTTTATTGAGTTTCATTTTATATCCATTAAATTAAAGAACACAGAGAAATAAAAATCCCTCATGACAGACTCGTTAGAGACTATCACAAGGGATAATTATAGTGGATTAGAACATTGCTTCTTCAGATTGATCAGTGTCAACAGATGCACCTTCAACATCGAAGTCAACAAAGTTCTCAGACTTACGTTCATAACGAACAAGATCAGTAACCTGCACAGCGATAAGCATTGTGGAGATACCAGACTTACTTACTTTACCGTTAGGTAACTTGATTTCGTATGGTGAGCAATACACCATAACATTACCGATAGAACCATTACCAATCAATGTTGGATTAAGTTCTTTCTTACCAGAGTCAACTACACGAACTTTAGCGGCATCAGTACCATCTTTCTTAAAAGCTTTCTTCTTAAGATTAACAGAGATTTTACCGCCTTCAATGGCTTTAACTTTACCGAACTGAGAGAATTCTTTCTCACGTTTCTTGTCACCTTGAATCTGTAGTTCATACTGATCAACACCGAAGGGAGAGACAGGTTTGTCTAATTTAGCCCAGAACAAGGCTACGTCTTTGATGATGATGTTAGGTGTGTTTGTTGCTTGTGTCATGATATTTTCCTATGGATTTAAGTTTCAAGTATACTTCTCGCTAGTCGGTTCCTAATAGATATTATAAACAAACAAGGAGAACAGTTATGTCATCAGGTGGTAAAGCCCGTAACATTAACTCACTGGCTAACCTGAAGTTAATAACCTCAGAGACAGCTAGAGAGAATCAGAAAAAAGCTACTCAATCAAGAATGTTGAATAAGCAGATCAGAGAAGAGTTTAAGTTGAATGCTAAGAACTTTCAAGAAGTAATGAAAGACTTACCTCAATTATCTTCACTTGATGTTCTTAGAATGGCTATGCATCAGGCCCTTCAACAAGATAACTTTGAAGATGCTGCTAGGTATGCTAACATGGTAGCAGAGTATGAACAACCTAAACTACAGAGGATTGATCAGACTACTACAACCCGTACAGCAGACCTCTCAGATGAAGAACTTCAGAGGATTATCTCAGAAGAAGGTCTAGATAGTAAGTCTTAAGAGAATGTCATAAGAGAATGTCTTACAAGTAAGTCTATAAGAGAATGTCTTTAGGTATATTACCTATTGATGTTCTCTTTTTTATTTCTCTTTAATAATATACTTTTAATAAATATATTAATAACTATCTAAGGGACAGTATCCTATTAGGTTCCAGCTAAATAAGTTTATGATTCTATTGGGTTTTTTCTCCTTAGTGAGTAAAATGGTTCAACAACGTATGGGTCTTTAATCTCATAAAAGGTTAGCTTTCTGAGATCTAGTTCACCCATTGATTCTTGGTATCTTTCAATACAGTCAGTGATAGTTACACCGAATTCTGTACAGAAGTTATCATCAACACATATCCATACAGGGTTAATTATTTCTTCTAGCTTCATTTATCTAGTCTCACTTTCTTTGTCCATAATAGCTTGCCTTTAAGGAAAGCCTTTTGGATACCTGTTGTATCATCAAAGACTACGGATATTTCAGACTTTACTTTTGATTTGATTCTCAGGATAAGGTCTGTGTAGATTTGTGCTGCAGTGTGCATTATTCATCCTTTAGTATAGAACCTCTTTTAATTTTGCTAACAAGAACGTCATATAGTTTATGCATGACAGCGCTGAAAGCAAGGTTATCTGATAGTCTTGCTAGCTCATGGTAGTCAAGCTTGCCTAAGCCTTCTAAAAGTGCTAATGCATCTTCTTCAGACATTACGATAGTGTATTCAACTTGGGTTTCTTTGGAGATTTTCATATTAGATTTCCATTTCTTTACCGATTGTTAGGATAAGGTTTACTAGCTCATCATAATGGTCATGACCTAGGTAGGTTAAGGCTTTAGCAACTACTTCAGGATTCATGAAGATAGCGGCTAAAAGAGCTTGTTCTTTTTCATTTTCAATACTTATTCGAAGTGTATAAGGTTGGAATAAGATAGGATAATCAGTGCATTTAAATACTTTCATTAGTATTGATCCTCATTATCTAGTGCATCATTGATTTTCATCAGGAGATCTTGCATACGTTGGTAACGTTCATTGAATACACTACAGGCGACTCCTGGGATTGTCTGGTAGTATGAGAACAGACTTGATAAGTCAGTGAATTGTTCACGGGTTTCAATAGTGAGTGTTAAGGTGAAGGGTTGGAAGGCGGCTGGTTTGAGACGTTTAGTTTCTACTTGCATATTATACCTCAGTGATTAATGATTGAACAGTTTCAGTGCAGTTGGTACATACGAATTCTGCAATTTTATCACCTAAAGCGGTGTGGGTTACTTTTAATACTTTAACGTCTTCTGAGTTGTGTTCAATAAGACAGTTTTCACATTTTACAAAGTACAGATGTTTGTACATTTATTACTCCTTAGTATAAATTATTACTGACCAGTAACTTTTTAGACTGTGTGTTCAGCTTTTTACCACACAGAAATCCCTCAAGACATCCCTCAAGTCTCGCCTGTTTCTCAGCGAAATCATCGAGTTACTGTCCTGAGAGGACTGTCTTTAGGGATTTAGCTTAGCTTCTGCTAAGACTTCCTGCCTTGCCTCCTCTGTTCTGTGCCATTTCTCCTCTTGTTTGAGGAAATCCCTGTGTTTTGTGATCTGATACCATATACCTCTCTCCACTTTTGTCATAGAAGGTAGTTCTTCCATGACGTCTACTAGTGCGTTAAGCTCTTCGCTTGACATATCTAGGTAATATCTACCATATGCTTGTCTTAAGAATGCCATTTTACTGTCCTTCCAGTATTTGATCATAGATTGCTGTGTATTCTATGATGATGCCATTGAGTTCTACCTCATTTACCATGTTTTCCAGTACACTTCTGTTGTCTGACACAGCGTACAGCAGTGTTTCCCCTGTTGTGTCTGGTGACATGACTACTTTACAGCCGAACTCGTGTACTGACTCAACGACTTCTTCTGTTGTACACCCAAAGTCTCTTGCCTTGAGTGGGTTTAAGAGTAAATAACGTGCTTTCATTGTGTTTCCTTAAGATTTAACAATATCATAGAACCATACATCGGGATCGTTACCGCCAGCAGCAACAAAGTGTACTACCAACTCTTTGTCATAAGCCTTTTGGATCTTAGCAAAAAGTTTCTCAGCATATCCTTCAGCAAGACGGTTAAGCTGGCATCTACGTTTACGGTTATCACTACAACTGATAATGAAAGTGTTTGAATCTTCATTATATTCAGGGAATGTAATGATTACAGGTACACTAGTACGATCTGGTTGGAGTGGATTCATTGTACTGAACACAGATGGCTGACCATCTTTAGATTTGAAAGTAAAGCTTTTAGACATGATTAAGTCCTAATGGTTAATGATTAAAAACTTGGTACTTACCCCAAGAGGTCTCTCCGTAAGCCCGAGAAGAGCAGTTATTTACAGATGTACGATGTGAACAGTCACATCTTCTGCTTTGTATTTAAGTAAGTCTTTAGCAGACATTACTTTGTCGATTAGTTTACTTGTTTTGTTGCAGTATACTAGGTACATAATATTCTCCTTAAGAAATAACAAGATCTTCTTCAGTCATTACTTCAGCAATCAAAGCAACAACAGCAGCAGTACGACCTCCACACCAACGACCAGCAACAAGCTCTACAAGTATAGCATGTTGGGTATGCGGTATACAACCAGCATGACGACCATCTGGTTCAGCAATAAACCAAAGGAAATTACGAATCTTTTCAGCATACTCATTACGGCTAACTGAGTCTAGGTTACCATCATACTTAGACCAATGATGGATATTCCAATAAGTACCACTAGAGTTAGTAGTACGTAGTAATGTATAAGATGACATGCGAAGAAACCACATACCAAGACGGAATACAGTGTTATTAATCGTATTCCAAACACACCAAATATGTTTTTCCATGATTATTCTCCTTCGTTGATTTCGATAATAAGAATAGCAAACTGTACCCCTGCTACTACACTTGCTACGATAAGACCGATGACATGCATCCATCCATACATGGCCTCGTATTGTATTGCATCGACACACCACACCATTAGATGTGACCACAATAGTATAAGAACAATGTGCATTAACTTAGTCATATTAATCTCCTTGAGTTATGACATACAGAGCAAGACGCTCTCCATTGGGTTATTACACCCAATAGACAGAGACTTCATTAAAACAAATCAGTAGATAAAACGTATAATTCTTCTACTGAGCCGTGGTTAAGTGGCTCACCTTCAGGAACAAAACTACAGCCTCTTTGAAAGGCAAGTTCTAAGCCTGCTTGTTCAGCATGATCCTTTGATAAGAAGTAACCTTCATGACATGAGTTAGACTTAGGACCATAATCACCATCTACTTCGTAACTACGAACAAGAATGTACAAAGTCTTAACATTGTACTGTGTTCGAAGAGCAGTCATACCACACTCAAGTGCAGCACGATTCTCTTTTGGTATGCAAGCAAACATACCAGAACGAAGCGCCTGATGGAGGGAGTGAGCCGCAGAACGGAACAAGTTAAAATTAACAGTAGACATAACAAACCCCTAACAGCGCAACAAAGAAAGCCAGCAAGCACAGCGCCAAGCACAAGCCGACAAGGAACGAGGACGGGCAACCCACGGAGGAAGCACACCACACAACAAGGGGGGGCGTACAAAGCCAGACGGGGGTATACCAAACAACACTGGATTCTTTTAAACGCACACAAAGACATCTACCCCAGACATTCCCCAGCGACACCCTCTATAAAAATAGGGGTACCCCAAAGACGTATACAAAAGATTACATTTCTAAAAATTATTGGAATTATTTTTTTAAATAAAATCAACTGGTTAGTCGGTACATAATAGAGAAACATTTTTATTACATAGGCATATGACACAACAAAACAATTCTGATAAGCTAGAGGCTCTGAGGGAATTAAAGAAGCGTGAGAAATTAAACGCTTACAAAGGCGACTTTGAATTATTCGCCAAAGAACAATTAAAAATCTTACCCAAGGACTCCTCTAAGGGATTCCAATCTTTTGAGTTTAATGAAGCTCAAAGGATTGTGAATGAAGCACTTGAGAAACAACTCAAGGAAACAGGGAGAGTCAGAGCTATTATTTTAAAAGCTCGACAGATGGGTTTAAGTACATACACGACAGGTAGGGTATTCTGGAAGAGTTACTTTAATGCTTACAACAAGTCAGTAGTTATGGCGCATGATGCGGCTACTAGTGATGCATTATTTGGTATGTCCAGGAATATCATCTATAACATGTCTGATACATTCAGACCTATGTTAAAAAAGTCAAATGCAAAAGAGATTATGTTTGAGCATAATGATTCAGGGTACAGGCTGTACACAGCTGGAGCACCTGAGGCTGGTAGGGGAACAACTCCTACAATTGCTCACTTATCCGAGGTAGCCTTTTGGGGGCATGATGAAAAGATTTTGGCAGGATTATTCCAAGGGATATCCCAGTCTGAAGGGACTGAAGTTATTCTTGAGAGTACTGCTAATGGTGTAGGTAATTCATTTCACAGGTTATGGCAGGGAGCTGTAAAAGGTGAGAATGACTATATTGCTATCTTTGTTCCATGGTACCTGATGACAGAGTACCAGAGGAAAGTTCCTGAAGGATTTGAGAGAACAACAGAAGAAGAAGTATTAGTTACTCGATACAACTTGAGTGACGATCAACTATACTGGAGAAGGTTAAAGATTGCAGAGGGTGGTGAGAATAAGTTCCGTCAAGAATACCCTGCGACACCTGAAGAAGCATTTATTGTTTCTGGCTCTAATGTATTTAACATTGAAAAGCTAAGTAAACTTATACCTCAACCAATATTAGCCAAGAGAGAGTTTAATTTTGAATCCTCTATGATGGAGGATTTAAGAGATGGGTCTATCGAGATATTTAAGTATCCTACTTTTGAAGATGCCTTTGCTATCGGTGCTGACGTTGCTCTGGGTGTTGGCAAGGATTATTCTACAGCAGTGGTCATTAATGCCCAGAGGGAAGTGTGCGCAGTTTATCGCAGTAATACGATTGATCCTAGTCAGTTTGGTGATCTACTATTTTATCTAGGTAGGTACTACAACAATGCTTTGTTAGCCGTAGAGTCTAATTCTATGGGTATAGCAACATTAAACAGGTTAACTCAAATGGGTTACATGAATATGTACTATCAGACTAAGATGGCGAATGTATCCAAAGAAGAAGGTAGTAGAATTGGCTGGAGAACAACGTCTGCCTCTAAACCAGCTATCATTGGATTCTTAAAGAATGCTATTGAACAAGAAGATATATGGATACCTTCTAGGGTTATTATTGGTGAATTAATGAACTATGTAGCAGATGAGTCTGGAAAGACAAATGCTATTATAGGTCAAAATGATGATACAGTTATTGCCCTTGCTATTGCTCTTGAGGTTATCAGGACACACGGGGATAGATTAACAAATACAACAGTACCCTTCTCACAACGTATGGGTAATTTTCAACAAATAGAAACAACTTGGATTTAAAATATTATGGCAACTAAACAAGGTTTGTATGACAACATCCATGCTAAACGGGAACGTATAGCTAAGGGTTCTGGAGAGAAGATGCGTAAAGCGGGTGCTAAAGGTGCGCCAACAGATAAAAGCTTCAAAGAGTCTGCTAAGACTGCTAAGAAGAAGTAATTTAAATTTAAACAAATAAAGGATTAACATGGCTCAACTTAGACTCGGTTCAACTTATATTAGTGACCCTTATAGCCTCTCGGCATTAACTTCAACAGGTGTTCCTGTTATTGTCCCATCAAGTGGTACTATTGCTACTGCTGGTACTGTTACTTTGACTACTGCCCTTCCAGCTACTTTTTCAAGTGGTGCTTGGATGTATTTCCCAGCTACTGCTTTTGCCGGAACTGGTGTAGCAGGTGTGTATTGGGTAGTAATGAGTTCAACAACTGCAGGTACAGTGTATCAGAATGTTTCTGTTCCTGCCTCACCTTTTGAACCCTATATCCCTTCTCAAGTATTGTCTGCCGTAGTAGGTAGCAACTCTGCTTACACTCAAACTACTGCTGCTGATCTAGTTCTTGTACGTACTACTGTTCCAGGTGGTTTGATGGGCCTATCAGGTGAAGTACATTACAATGCTTTGTTTAGCACTAATGCAACTGCTAACAGCAAACCTGTTAAAGTTACTTTTGGTGGAACAGCTATTCACACTTCTAGTTTAGCTGATAACGTTTCAACTGTTATTGATAAACTAATCTTTAATCGTGGTGCAACTGGCCGCCAAGTAGCTCCCCCGTTAGCTGCTTTAGGTGTTGGCTCTAATGCAAATGCCGCTTTGTATCCAACTATTGATACTAGCAATGATTTTGATATCACTGTTACTGCTCAAATGGCTACTGCAACTGACTACGTTATTTTGGAATGTGTTAACATTCTGGCTATTGAAGGCTAATAAGGAATAATAATATGGCTGAAAAAGATTCAAGACTAACAAGGGCTGGTGTATCAGGTTATAATAAACCTAAGAGAACACCTAATCACAAAACAAAAAGCCACGTAGTTGTTGCTAAGGTTGGTGATAAAGTTAAGACCATTCACTTTGGTGCTCAAGGTGCTGTAGGTAGTCCTGACGGTTCTAAACGTAATGAAGCTTTTAAAGCCCGTCATGCATCCAATATTGCCAAAGGACCATTGTCTGCGGCATATTGGGCTAATAAGGTTAAATGGTAATATGGCACAAATTAATGTCCCCCTTAGGGGCGAAGAAAAAGAACAATTTAAAAAGTTGATCAAGCCTAAACAAGCTGGTAAGCTTTTAAATCCACAGGAAAAAATTGGTGATAAAATCCCTAAAGATTTTAATCCCCGAAAGAGTTAGTCCTTGTGTCCTAAGAGAAGTTTACTTCTACTTTGTTGGCTACTAGCAGGGTGATTAAAGAATTAGTAGCACCATACAAGTCTTGTTGTAGACTTTGATTGATTGAATGTACGACCCAAGAAAGGTTTACAATGAGTGATACAAGTAGAGATGTCATCCGCTTTGTGGATAGATATAAAGATCCAGTGGGAGATAATGAACTCCTAGCTATGATCGAACAGGGTGTAATGAACTCTGTTGGTGACTTTCTAAACAGTTCCGACTTAGCTCGTGAACGACAGAAAGCTACATACGAATACGGCATGATGCCGATGTTTCACCTGACTCCTCAAGGTGCTTCACAGATTGTCTCTTCAGACACTGTAGAAGCTATTGAAGGATACACAGCTATTCTTGCTGAACTTATGTTTAACAACAATAAGATTGCAAGGTTTATTCCTGCTGGAACATCCCCTAAGGCTTTCCATGAGGCTAAAGTAGCTTCTGACCTTGTTAACTATGGAATCTTTAAACAAAATCCTGGTTGGGAAGTCCTAAATACATGGGTTAAGTCAGCATTATTGTGGAAAAATAGTATTGTTAGATGGGAATATATTGAAGACTTTGATTATAAATTTGAAGAGTTTGACTCTATCAGCCAAGAGAATCTTGACCTCTTGTTATCAGAAGATGACACAGAAATTATCGGTGATCTTAAATATGATCAAGAGTTAGACACCGATGAAGAAGGTAATGCTGTATACAAAATGGTATACAAAGATGTTCGCCTTAAAAAGAAAAAGAACAAGACAAGAATCTTAATTAAAAATGTACACCCAGAATGTTTCCGTATTACACGGGATGCGCACTCACTTGATGATGCGGCATTTGTGGGTATCCAGATTGATATGACTCGATCTGAAGTTAGAAAGTTTTTCCCTGACATAGCAGAGAATATTGACTGGGACGCCATTGGAGACGGTAGCTATGATTGGGCTACCAAGTACACCGAAGAGCAAGCAGCTCGTAAGCGTCTAGTTGGTGAAGAGTACTGGCTTGGGGGAAATTCACGGGAGCTATTCCCGTCTGAAGCTAATCGACAACTCACTGTTATTGAGTGTTGGTTACGTGTAGACCGTGATGGTGATGGTATTGCAGAGCTAAAGCATTTTATTATTGCTGGTTCTACAATTCTTCTTGAAGAAGATTGTGATATGATTCCATTGGCGACTCTTTGTCCCTTTGAAGTACCACATGAATTCTTTGGTTTGTCTGTAGCAGATATGATTCGACCCATGACACTAGCCTCAACAGCTATCATGCGTGGATTTATTGAGAATGTCTACTTAACTAACTACTCACCTAAGCTTGCTGACCCTAACGTTGTTGACTTCAGTGCTCTACAGAACATGAAGCCTAAACAGATTATTGCCACAAACGGTAATCCAAACAATGCAGTAGCATCTATGACACCTGATACTATTAGTACAGGTACAGTACCTATTCTTGAGCTATTACAAATGCACAAGGAACAGGCTACAGGTTTGTCTAAAGCGGCTCAAGGTCTTAATGATACACTATATGTATCAGGTAATTCAGAAGAAAAGATGCAACGGGCTATGTCTGCTGCACAAGTACGTATTCAATATATGGCTCGTAGATTTGCTGAAACAGGGTTCAAGAGACTTTGTGAAGGTATCTACAAGACAATGCGTGATAAATTGCGTGGTCAAGAAGTTGGTTACTATGATCAGAATGACTTGTTTAAGTCTGTTGATCCGGGTACATTACCAAGTAACTTGATGCTCTATGTTGATGTTGATGTTGGTGAAAACAGTAACAGCAATATCATGAAGAAGATGAATGTAATTGGTCAACAGATTATTCCAGCACTGCAACAAGCAGGAGCTGGTGGAGCTGTTAGCCCACAAGCCGCAGTAACTATTGCATGTAAAGCAATTGAGTCAATGGACATGGATCCTTTAGATTTCCTTGTTGACTACACTGATCCTAAGTTCATTGAACAAGCAATGAAGTCAAGAGAAGGTGAAATGCAGGCTGGTGAAAAGCAGAAACAGCTTGAAGAACAAGTTAAGATGATTGACATAGCACAGAGACAAGCAACCCTTGATCTTACTAATGTACAAGCTAAAAATGCCATGCAAGATAACACCAAACAACTTATGGTTGCGTTGGATAAGAGTTATCAAGAATGGGGTAAGTTATATATTCAGGCGGCTAAAGAAGGTGTTGATATGCCTCCTAAGCCTGATATTAAAGAACTCCTTGCAATGGCTAAGTCGTTCATTGATGCTGACTCGCATAATGATGCAAGTGCGCCTCAAGGAAGTCAACCGCCACAACCACAGGGTGGACCTGCGGCTGCTGGTGAAAACCCAATGATGTAAACAATAACCTCCCTCAGAGATGGGGGAGCCTTTCTAGAAATAATTTATGGATAAATATCGTAAAGGCTTTGAAGCGAAGATTAAGCCGAAGATGAATCATGAAACAGGTGAATACAAAGTAGAACCTTTTCGTGAAGCCCAAGTAGCTCTTGGTCGTGCAGAGTTTGTTCAACGGGAACGTGAACAATTTTTTGGTGACGCATATAGCGAAATTTTAGCTGACCTTTTTGTTACGTGGTTGAAGACAGAGCCTCATTGTTCTAAAGAACGAGAGTACCTGTATCATACCGCTATGGCATTAGGCAGTGTTAAAGAGAAACTAGTTGGTATCGAAATGTACGGTAATAACGTCAAATTCATCCAACAACAAAACAATACCCAAGAGGGGTCTGAGGAATAATATGAGTGATATGAATAAAGCTAAAGATGTGCTTGAGAAAGCACGAGAAGAAATCCTACGTGAATTGGTCCAATGCGGGTCAAATGGCGGTGTAGGTCGAGCAGGAAATTATGCACCAACTTTTGTTAATTTAACAAATGCTATTGATGCTATCAATCGAATGATGGAACCATCTAAGAATGATTTTGCTGAACGTATGGCTGTAGCTAAAAAAGCTAAAGCTGAAGCCAAACAATAACGGACACAAAGGTAAAAGAATATGAATCTACCACATCTCTCTACCAGCACTCCAGCTTCTGAAATCAGTAGCCAGAGTTTTGATGACGGATCGAATAGTGCAGACTTGGAAGTGAAGAGCCTTGATGACATTCTACGTAATTCTCCAGCAGCAGAACTGTTGGGACTTAAAGAATCTCTACCAGAAGAAGGCGATGGCGTCCCAAGTCCAGACGAAGTATCGGAAGAAGAAGCCCAAGAAGAGAACGATACCGAGTCTGAAAATGACCTAGATGAAGAAGAAGAATCGAATGATTCAGAAGAAGATAATACAGTTGAGGATGATACGTCTACCCAAGATACTGACTTGCCTTCTGAAGATGATATCGATTGGGAATACAAAGTACCCGTCACAGTTGACGGTAAGACTGAATATGTTACCCTAGAAGAAATCCGTAAGGGTTATTCTACTGATCAACATCTATCTCAAAAGGGGCGTGAACTAGGCGAACTGAAGAAACAGATCGACCAAGAACGAACAGAAAAGTTACAAGAAATTATTCAATTAGGTACAGTCATTAATGATGAACTTACTGCAGTTGAATCTAATCTTGCACAACAATATCATAAAGTCAGAGGCGAAATTGAAAAAGCCCGAGAAGAAGGTGATTCCTACACAGCTAGGGAACTCAAAGAGCAACTTGAAGAAGTACAGGAAAAGTATTGGAATGCACGTAATAAACGTGAACAACAAACTAAAGCTGTAGTTGAAAAGATTCAAGCTCAACAAATAGAACAACAACAAGTGTTACTGAGACAGTATGAGGAAAACATTGTTAACCTCATTCCTGACTATTCAGAAAAAGTTGCTAAGAATATTCAGGAATGAGGTTAACAATATTCGTGAGTTCGCTATTAAAGAAGGTATCCCTGAACAACTACTAGAAGCGGTCTATGACCCTAACGTAGTTAAGTTCATCAATGATTATCGTAAACTTAAAACTGCTAAAGAAACTGGTGAAGCAAAACGAAAGGCATCTCCGAACGTGAAATCGATACCCTCAAAGAAGGGAACTTCGAGTTCTCAAAAAGAGAAGCAAGCAGTTAGCAACAACCGAGCTAAAGTTCTAACAGGTCAAGGGTCTAAACAAGACGAATTAGATTTTCTAAAACGTATTTCTTCAGTGAGCAAAAAACTTTAATTTCTCACTAAAAGGAAAATAACAAATGGCTGGACAAACATTCCAAACAGGTGGCCCTAAAGCTGCCGCTCGTAGCTCTGCCGCTACGGGTAACGCTGTCAACGCTGGTGAGCGTGAAGACTTAGCGAATTTTATTTCAATGATCTCTCGTGATGAGACACCTTTCTTGTCGTCTATCGGCAAGACTAAGGCTACGGCTGTGTTTCACGAATGGCAAACAGACGAGTTGGCAGCACCAACTTCTGCTCCTGTAGCCGAGGGTGTATCATATTCTACACAAAATGCGGCTCAAGCTGCTGAACCCTTCCGTACACGTTTGGGTAATTACACACAAATCAACTCCAAGACTGTTACAGTTACTGGCACTAAGCGTGCTGTTGACCAAGCAGGTGTTGCTGATGAATACGCATACCAGCTCAAAAAGCGTGGTACCGAACTTCGCAGGGATGTTGAGTTTGACTTGACTAACGGTTGGAAGTCTTCTAACGGCTCTGGCACTCGTACTTTTGGTGGCTATCAGTCTTGGATTAACTACACTGCTGCTAGCACAACTCCTGCTACTGCATTGAACGTGTTGGCTACTCCCGGTGAGTATACTGCTCCTACTAATCCAGGTGGCGGTGTTTGCGGTACATTTACTACTGTTACTTCTGCTGACAAGGTCTCTTTGGCTTTGTCACACGTTGACACAGTTATGCAAGGTATCTACGAAAACGGTGGTAAGGCTACTAAGCTAATGCTGTCTCCCGCAAATCGTCGTGTGTTCTCTGCTAAGGCTCAGTCTGCAGGTTCTACTACTTCTAATGCTGGTGATGGTAACGTCAGACGTAACATTGACGCTGATGGTAAACTCCGTCAGTCAGTTGAAATCTACATGTCTGACTTCGGTGACATCATGGTTGTTCCTAACTACGTAATGGGTATTTCTAATACTGCCGTTTCTGGTCTGGATAACACAGCTAACTTTACAGCATTCGTATATGACCCAATGTGGTTCAGCTACGCTAGCTTGCGTCCTCTGCAAGAAGTTGACCTCGGTCAGCTGGGTGACTCTATCATCGGTCAGATCGTTGAAGAGGGTACACTTGAGTGTAGGAATCCAAAAGGTTGCGGAATGATTTTCGGTCTGTCGGGTGCCTAATTTAGGTAGGGTAAGCTGATCACTTACTCTTGAGGAGCAATAACCTCAACAACCTTAAAAAGGGGGTATGACAAGTTCATATCCCCTTTTTTTTATTGATAAGGAATTTATGGAAACAAAAACTTGTAGGACTTGTAATCAAGTCAAATCAGTATCAGAATTTTCTGTACTAACAAAAATTAAAAAAAGTGGTATCAAATACAATTGTGATTGTAAAGAATGTAGGTCTATTTTTCGAAAAGAAAAATCTAGGAATTTAAAAGCTGAAGCTATTGCTTATAAAGGCGGCAAATGTAATGATTGTTTATCAATAGTACACCAAGCTGCATTTGAATTTCATCATACAGACCCTTCTACAAAAGCAGATAAAGATCCTACTCATTTCCTACGGGATACTATTTCTCTAAATGAAAAAGCTAAACAAGAACTTGATAAATGTGTTTTACTATGTGCTAATTGTCATAGGATCAGACACTTTTCAGACCTAATATAAAGGAACACAAATGGAATTTTTACGAATTACTGCGACAAACGGTACTCGAACATATATTCCTGATAATTACGTGGTTAATGTTAGTACATCTGCTGATACTCTGGACGCTGGTTCAGACTATAGAGCACCTAATGTTATTCGTGGAAAAATTACTCAGGTAAAATATTATGATGGTGCTAACACTACTGCGGGAGCTATTGTTGTTGCGACTGTTACAGCTTTCGACGGCTCTAACACAAAATATGAATACGGTTGTTTTACCATTGACGGTGCTTTTAGTGCCGCAATGACTAACTAAATAGAGATAGCATTAGCTATCGCTAAACTATACAAGAGGACACATGGGCTTTCTATCACAAGACGGAAACAAAAATAGTTTCCAAGTTAAGACTGATGAAAAAGATTTTCAACTAGTACAAGATGTAAGTGCATACAAAGATTATGCCGCACAACAAAGAGAATTAGATTCATTTGCCGCCAACGGTCGGACATACCGTTCATTTGCAATTATCCCTGATATTGTAGCTATTGATATCTTAACCAAGTATGGTCTTGATATTCACTCAGAGACATTCATGCAGGAACCTGCAAACCTAAGACGATTAAAACAAATTATTGAAACAGACTATCCTTTACTTAAAACAAGTAACGTAAAGGCTCTCTGATTTTACAGGAGAATAATCTATGGCAACACCCCGATATGACGCACTCGTAGACAAAGTACGTGACTGGTCAAACAAACCCGAAGTAAATACTATTCCAGATAGCGTCATTCAAGATTGCCTAGGTTATTCTGCTGATGAGTGCTATCGTACACTACGTATTCCTCCTCTTGAAGCTACTGTTACATACACTGTTGACTCAACAGACAATGTAGGAGATGGTAGTGCAGGGCTTCCTTATGGTAATGCTTACACTTGCTTTGACATACCAGAAGACTTAATACAATTTACTTATGTACGTACATTAGCACAAGACAATATTGGTACATCATACTCTACTTATCCTTCAAATGTGAGTAAAGTATTTAATGAAGTAACAGACTCACGCACATTTTTTGACTTATATAGTGAAAAATATTCTGTATATAATTGGATGTGGAAAGATGGTAAAATATTTATTCACCCACAGTTAGCTGTTGGTGCTATATTAGAGATCAGTTATTATCGTAGACTTCCTGCGCTGGATGCTACGTATGCGGTTATTCCAATTAACTATATTATTAGTTTAGCTGATGCTAACCAACCATACTTAACATTGACTGGTGTTAATACAGATACACCATTATACTTCTCTACATTGAATTCAGTTACAAAAGCTTTTTCAACTTCTGCTGAAGCAACTGCTTATGCTACTCCTGTTACTACAAAGTATTATACAGGTAAAGAGGTATCTAACTGGTTAAGAGATGAAAATGAACGACTCCTTATATGGGGTGCATTATATAATTTAGGTTCCTATTTGTTTGATGAAAAGATGGAACAGAGATATGAAAAGAAGTTTGCTGAGAATGTATTCTCATTGAACAAAGAAGAGAAGTGGCGTAGAGCTTCTGGCGGTAACGTACAGGTAAACTTCAATACAAATGGACTCATTTAAGGAGGTATAAATGGCATATAATACAACACCAGGAGCTACTACTGATGCCTCAAAGGGTGGAGAATATGACAATACTGACGATACAAGTTCAGCAAGTTATGAAAACCTAGCGGCTACTCAAGCGGCTGCAGCTGCGGCAAGCGCTACTGCGGCTGCAAGTTCAGCAACAGCTGCGGCTGGGTCTGCTGCTACTGCATCATCTGCGGCTACAACAGCGACTACCCAAGCAGGAATTGCTACAACACAGGCTACTAATGCCGCTACCAGTGCATCTGGTGCTTCTGCTAGTGCGTCTACGGCTACAACTCAAGCAGGAGTAGCTACTGCTCAGGCGGTAATTGCTACGACACAGGCAACTAATGCGGCTACAAGCGCATCTACCGCAACAACTCAAGCAGGGATTGCTACTACGTCAGCTACTAATGCGGCCAGCAGTGCATCTTCTGCAACTGCATCTGCTACTACTGCAACTAATGCGGCAACAACTGCAACAACACAAGCATCTAATGCGGCTAATTCAGCATCATCTGCTTCTAATAGCGCTTCATCAGCAAGTACTTCTGCAACTAATGCGGCTAACTCAGCTACGTCTGCTGGTACATCGGCTACAACAGCAACTACTCAAGCAGGTATTGCCACTACACAAGCAACTAATGCATCTACATATGCAACAAATTCAAGCAATAGTGCGTCTGCAAGTGCAACATCCGCAAGTAATGCCGCTACAAGCGCATCTACTGCTACCACACAAGCAGGTATAGCAACAACACAAGCTACTAATGCTGCTGCAAGCGCAACAGCTGCGGCTGCTTCTTATGATTCATTTGATGATCGTTATCTTGGTGCTAAAGCTAGTGATCCAACTTTAGATAACGATGGTAATGCTCTGATAACAGGAGCAATGTATTTTAATTCAACCAGTAGTATCATGAAGGTATATACTGGTTCAGCATGGATGAACACTCCTGGATTTGCTACAGGCGGTACAACAGGACAAGTTCTTGCTAAGTTAAGTAGTACTAATTATGATACACAGTGGGTAAGTCTTACTGGTGGTCTTATATATGGCGGTACATGGAACGCATCTACTAACACACCAACACTTGCTTCAGGTGTAGGTACTCAAGGAACATACTATGTAGTATCTGTTTCAGGTAGTACTAATCTTGATGGTGTAACTGACTGGGTCATTGGTGACTGGGCTATTTATAACGGTACAACATGGCAAAAAATTGACCAGACTAATTTAGTTACTTCTGTAGCTGGTCGTACAGGTGCAATTACTTTGTCTAATACAGATATTTCTGGTTTAGGTACTGCATCTACTCAAAATAGTACAGCATTTGCTACTGCCGCACAGGGTACATTAGCAGACACAGCAATACAAACATTAACATCTGTTGACGGTAGTGTTGTTATTAGTCCTACAGGAACTACAAGAGACCTTAGTGTAGGTACTGCGCTTAATACTGCCACATTAATTAGTCAAGTACGTAATGAGACTGGTGCAACACTTACTAAAGGTACTGTTGTATATATTAGTGGTGCATCAGGTAACAAAGCTCTTGTATCTAAAGCATTAGCTACAGGTGATGCTACTTCAGCACAAACCTATGGTATGATTCAGGCAGATATTACCAACAACAATAACGGTTATGTAGTTGTTATTGGAGTTGTAAGTAATTTAAATACATCTGCTTTTTCTGATGGTGCTCAACTATATCTTAGCGGAGTTACTGCTGGTACATATACTAATGTTAAACCTTATGCACCTATTCATTTAGTGTATGTGGGTATTGTTACACGTAGTCATGCTACTCAAGGTACTATTGAAGTTAAGATTCAAAACGGTTATGAAATGGATGAGCTACATAATGTGTCTGCTCAATCACCTAGTAATGGTGACACTCTTGTATACAATACATCAACAAGTTTATGGACTAAAACAGCACAATCTGCTTTAACAGTAGGTAATGTATCAGGCACAGTAGCTATTGCTAATGGTGGTACAGGGCAAACAACTGCTAATACTGCATTCAATGCTCTTGCACCTAGTCAAACAAGTAATGCTAATAAGTATCTTAAATCAGACGGTACAAATACATCATGGGCTACAGTAGACGCACTACCATCACAAACAGGTAATGCTAATAAGTATTTAAAGACAGATGGCACAACAGCAACATGGGAAACCGTAGTTACTGGTGGTGGACCAATTACACAGAACGCAGATTCTGTATCAACTAATCAAACTATTGCGGCTGGCTCTAACGGATTTTCTGTTGGACCCATGACTATTCAGAGTGGATACTCTGTGAACATAGCTAGTGGACAACGCTGGGTTGTTATTTAAGGAGAAAATATGAGTTCTATATCTTCAGGAACAACCACAACAACTGGTTACGTTGTTAGCTCGGATACAACGGGTGCGTTAGTTTTAAAGACAGGGTCATCGGCTACTACTGCGGTTACTATTGATACGAGTCAGAATGTAGGGATTGGTACGGGTTCACCTACAACTAAACTTCATATTGCAGATAATGGTGACACTGCATTAACAATTCAATCAACTACAGGTTCTGGGCAATCCCCCTCTATTAGGTTGCAACGTGGAACTTATGGCACTGATGGGTTTAACGACATTCGCATTTACAACACTACTGGTGGTTTATATGTTGACAACATTAATTCAGCAAATGAAGCTACAAACATATTTGTCGGAACACCAACAGGTCTAGGTATTGGTACAAGTTCGCCATCAGCAAAATTACAATCAGAAGTAAGTGGTTCAACTGCTCAATTAAAACTTACTCAAACAAGTTATGCTTCATATAATTTTAAAGTAAATACAGATTCATCTCTTACGATTGATAAAGATGGAGCGACTAGGCTTACAGTTGATACGTCAGGCAACGTAGGTATTGGTACGAGTTCGCCAGCCGCAAAATTCAACGTAGTTGGCGGCAATTCAATATTCAGCAACACAACTTCAGAAGCAGGTTTTAACTCTACTGGCTCAAATAGATATTCTTTGATTTACGCATCTAGTACAGGCGGCACTATGTATGCGGGTGTCAATGGAACTTCAGCAGGAGCAGAGATTGATGTTGGTGGAATCTTGGCTAATGCTAGTTTCTTTGGAGCAAGAACAAACCATGCAACGCAATTTTTAACTAACAATACTGTTAGGGCTACTATTGATAACTCTGGTAATTTTGGTATTGGTACAGCTACGCCTAGAGGAAAGCTAGATGTAAATGGAACTTTACTTGTTGCTGGCGGTAGTCAAATACAGATTACTGGAAGTGTGAGTTCTACTGGTTTGCAATTAATTGGTCAAGATGCCGCAGAATCAATAGTTGGCACACTTAGTTCACAACCTCTGGTTCTTAGAACTGCTAGTGCAGAACGAGCCAGAATAGACTCTAGCGGTAACTTGCTGGTGGCAAGAACAACAACTGCAAACACTACTGTTGGTTCTGGTCTATATTCAAGCGGTTTAATTGCAGCGTGTCGTTCAGAATCAACTAATGGCGCTACAAATTTTGACCTTTATTCAACAGGTGCTGGTGCATATCGTTTTTATGTTGGAATGGGTGGAACGGTTTACGCAACAAGCACAACCATAAGTTCAATTTCAGACCAACGATTAAAAGAAAACATCCGCGATTTGGATGAAGGTCTTGCAACTGTAATGGCTTTAAAGCCTCGCAAATTTGATTGGAAAGAAGGTAAAGGTCAGAATATTAAAAACGCCCGTGGCTTTATTGCTCAAGAGTTTGAAACAGTATTGCCTGACATGATTGAAACTTGGCGTGACCCTGCACCAGAAGGTGAAGAAGCATATAAAGCAATTAATGCTAATTTGATTCCCACTTTGGTCAAAGCTATTCAAGAACAACAAGTATTAATCCAGCAACTACAAGCTGACGTAGCAATCCTGAAAGGAGTTCAACAATGAGTATCATATTAGACGGTACAACGGGTATAACAACTCCTGACTTAATTGATTCTTCATTGACATCCGGTCGGGTTGTCTATGCGGGTGCTAACGGGAATCTGACGGGGTCTTCTGGTTTTACTTTTAACGGAACTTCATTAGGTGTTGGTTCATCATCTTATGGAGATGCAGGAACAATTAGCCTTTCTGTTGGTGTTGCTGGAACTACTTCGGGTGGTTTGCAACTGTGGGCTACTTCAGCTCAAGAACACTATATCCAATGGGGTGATTCAACATCTGGCTCTGCTACTTATGCGGGTGCAATTTCGTATGCTCATGCAAGCGACTTTATGCGTTTCTGGACTGCCTCAACAGAGCGTATGCGCCTCACTTCAACGGGGTTGGGTATTGGTACAAGCAGTCCCGCATCAATACTAGATATTTCAAGTCCGGCAGCCGTTTTAAGATTAGCTTCAACAACAGGCACAAACGCAGTTTATCAACGCATTTCAAATGACGGAGGTCAACTTTATTTTGGAATTGATAATAGTGCAGGTAATGATTTAGCTGCTGGGTCTACTGCACACGCAGGTGTTTTAGTTGCTCCCGGAACAACTAGAAATTTGCATTTTGGCACTAACGGTACTGTTCGAACAACAATTACAAGCGCAGGTGATGTAAGTATTGGTACAACTTCGGGTGATATTTTTTCAAACAGTTTTGCCCGAACCCTTAATGTGTTCTCTAGTGGTGTAGGTACTACTACTGCTATTAATGTTTCTGGTGGTGCGGCATCTCGTATTCAATTTGGCATTGGATTTACACGATACGGTTTGATTTACCAAGACGATACTAATTTTATGCAGATTGCTACTACAACTGCATTGCCAATTTCATTTGTAACTAACAATGCAGAACGAATGCGTCTTACAGCCGCAGGCAATCTAGGTATTGGTACAAGTTCTCCACAAAGTTTATTAGCTTTGAGAACAGGTGGTACATCATCTGTAAATGGTGGTGTAGGACTAACAATTTCACACGACTCAAATAGCATTGCCAATGGTACAGATTTAACATTTGCTGGAATTACAATTCAACGTGATAAGTCTTCTGCACTAGCAGATGGAGATTCACTTGGTGGAATTAACTGGGGTAAACTTATTGCAGGGGAATTAAGAAATTCTGTAGCTGCAATTGGAGCACTTCAGTCTGGTGCTGGTGAAAGCGCACATCTTACTTTTTACACTGCAGCTTCAAGTAGAGCGCCAGTAGAACGAGCCAGAATAGATTCTAGCGGTAATTTTATAATGGGTCGTACAACAGTACCCACATGGAACGATTCAAATGGCTTTGGGTTTGCATTTGATAGAACATTTAAAACAACTTTTTTTGTTCAAGATAACTCTACCTCGTATGCTTGCACATATTTTAATGCTACAAGTTATACGTCAGGAACTGCTTATTTTGCTCAGTTTCGAGTAAATGGCGCTACTGTAGGAGACATTACTAGCAATGGGTCAAGCACATCCTATGTCACTTCATCCGACTACCGCCTAAAAAACACCATTGCCCCAATGACAGGCGCATTGGCTAAAGTGGCATTGCTTAAACCTTGCACTTACAAGTGGAATGTTAATGGCTCTGATGGTGAAGGTTTCATTGCTCACGAGTTGGCTGAAGTTTGTCCACAAGCGGTAACTGGTGAAAAGGATGCAGTAGATGCTGATGGAAATATTAAATCACAAGGTATTGACACATCATTCTTGGTGGCTACATTAACTGCGGCTATTCAAGAGCAACAAGCAATTATTGAATCACTCAAGGCACGTCTCGATGCCGCTAATCTTTAAGGAATCAACATGATCACAACAACTTGGACAATCGAAACACTTGACCGTGAGACATCTAACGGCTTTGTAACAACAGCTCACTGGCGAGCAACTGCGGTAGACGGTGAATATACATCATCTATCTACTCAACATGCTCTTGGGCAGACGGTACCCCAGAAATCCCCTATGCTGATCTCACACAAGAGACAGTCCTAGGATGGGTCTGGGAGAATGGCGTTGATAAAGAAGCAACAGAAACAGCATTGGCTGCTAACATTGAACTACAGAAAAACCCTGTAACAGCAACTGGTACGCCTTGGTAATAAAACATATGGAGGAGTTTAAATGGCTTCAATATTAAATGCCGATGATGGCGTAGTCAGCGGAAGTGCTGGCTTAAAAAGTAGTGCAGACTCCTCCGGTGTTTTGGCATTGCAGACTAATGGGACTACTGGTTTAAGTATCAGCACAGGACAAGTTGTTAGTGTTACTAACGGAATGTCTGTGCAAGGACTTACTGTGGGTAGGGGTGCGGGGGCTGTGTCTACTAATACTGCGGTGGGTGCTAGTGCTTTGGCGGCTAATACAACAGGTGCAGACAATACCGCTTTAGGACTTAATGCGCTAGCTAGCAACAACTCAGGCATCAATAACACCGCAAGTGGTCGTTTTGCACTAACTTCCAACACTACAGGTGTCGGAAACACAGCAAGTGGATATAGTTCTCTTGCAACCAACATTGCAGGTAGCTACAACACCGCAAGTGGCGGACTTTCTCTCTACGCCAACACAGGTAGCAACAACACCGCCATAGGATATGATGCTCTTAATAACAACACAGCATCAAACAACACTGCTGTAGGTTATCAAGCGGGGTATGCAAATACAACTGGTGGATTTAATGTATTTCTTGGTAGGCTTTCTGGGAGGGCAAACACTACTGCTAATTACAACGTTGCTATTGGCGCTCCTGCTCTTTACCAAAATACAACTGGATCATCACTTGTTGCAATTGGCGATGGTGCGCTATACAACAATACGACAGGTAATTACAACACCACCATAGGTTCTGAATCTATGGTAAACAACACCACAGCATCAAGCAACACTGCTGTAGGTTATAAGGCGGGGTATAACAACGTAACTGGAGCAAACAATACTTATCTGGGAACCCAAGCGGGTAGAGATGCAACATCTAGCGCCAATGTGTTTGTTGGTAAAGATGCTGGCTTGACCGTAACAAGTGGTGGTGGGAATATTTATATTGGCCTTGGCGCAGGCTCTAATAATAGTGCGGGTACGGGTTCATCCAACACAGCGGTTGGCTATCTGTCGGGTAATAGACTAACAACTGGTGCAGGTAACACATTTTTAGGTTATGAAACTGGCACTAATGTTACAACAAGTAATGGACAAACATTTATTGGTCAAGGAGCAGGTTCATCAAAAACAACTGGTGGTAATAACACGTTTGTAGGAACGAGTGCTGGTGCGTCTGCAACAACAGGAACTGGCAACACGTTTATTGGTGTAAACGACTCAACAAATGGTTCTGGATTTGCCGTAACAACAGGCTCCAAGAACACCATTATTGGTGGCTACACAGGCAATCAAGGTAGCCTAGACATTCGCACAGCAAGCAACAACATTGTTTTGTCTGATGGTGATGGAAACCCACGGGGTGTTTGTAATAGCAGTGGTGAGTGGAATTTCAATTCAATTTCCGGAAAAATTGTTTACCCAACAGGTTCTACTGGGTCAACCTCACTTACCGACACGGGTATTTACGCTAACACTTCTGTTTTTGGTTGGAATAACAAAAACGGCGCTATTTATGATGTGTATATCATTGGTTGCCCCAACGCTGCGGGTTCAGCGGCTTACATGAATTTGATTGTTGGATATGTGATAGTTGTAACTGGGTATCCCGGCTACGTTGGAAACCAGATTCGTTACGTTGAAACTGCAAATCAAACAGGACAAGGAAATGCCGCTTTTACAATAAGCGTGGTATTTTGGAATGGAACATCAGAAGTAACAGACATTACCGCAGGCGATACAAATTATCAAATTCGCATCAAAGTAACAGGATTTAACACTAGTCACGTTGGCTCAGGCCAACAGATTAACCTCACAAGGAGAATGTAAGTGACAGTCTATACATGGTCAATTCAATCAATGCCCGCCTACCCGCAAGAGGCTGGTCAAACTGACGTTGTGTTTCAGGTCAACTGGCAATGCAATGCAAACGACAACGGCTACTCAGCCAATACGTTTGGCTCAGTCTCTGTAACTTACACAGCAGGTTCGCCCTTCACGCCTTATGCTGACATCACCCAAGAGCAAGCGTGGAGCTGGGTTGATCCGCAAATTAACCGCCCTGCTATTGAATCCAATCTTCAGGCGATGATTGACGCTCAGAAGACCCCAACTGTTGTAACCCCACCCTTACCTTGGAGTAATTAAATGACTATTGAATCCCAAACCCCAACCGCAGAGCAAATTGCCAAGCACTATAGTGCCGCAATGGATTCAGTAAACCTGATTAACGCAGGTAAGCCTGAACAAATGTCTACTGAAGAGTGGACTAACTGTGTATCTCGTAACAAAGAACACTTAAAAATTATGATCGCTAAAGACTTCTGGACAACAGAAGATTTAGCACCATTACAACAAGCATCCGCTTAATTAACTAAAGGAAAATAATCATGGGAAAAAATGAAAAGACCCCCGTAACTATTGATGGTATTGAATATAAGTTTGAAGATATGACTACTCAGCAACAACTGTTGTTGAATCATGTAGCAGACTTAGACCGTAAACTTGAGTCAGCACGATTCAACGTTGATCAACTTCAAGTTGGTCGTGAAGCATTCTTTGGTTTGCTTAAAACAGAACTAGAAAAGAAACCTGACGACATTCAGGATGCCGTAATTAAGGAATAAAATGCAAGAAACCACTCAAGATAATGAAGTAAGTCACAAACAAATATATGAACGACTTCTGGCAGTAGAAGTCAAAGTAGATAAACTAGATAAGAGTACAGAAGAAGTAGTTAAAGCTTTTAATGCTGCTCAAGGTGCATTCATTGTACTTGAGTGGGTTGCCAGAGCAGTTAAACCAATAATTATTGTTGGAGCTTTCTTTGGTGCTGTATGGTTAGTAATAGAAAACAAATTGCATAAATAATGTTTGTTTCTGCTATCAGTTTAATTATAGCACTTAATCTGTCTATTAAAGAAGAATACAGATGTATTAGATGGTCTTGGTCAGGTGATGTATACAATAGAAGAGTTGTTTGTTTAGAATGGAAAAGGAAAGATAAGAAATGATTGATCCTCTAACAGCCCTAGCGGGTATACAATCAGCAATTAACATGGTTAAGAAAGCTAGTAAAGTAGCTAATGACCTTGGTTCTCTTGCACCTATGATTGGCAAAATGTTTGATGCTAAAAGTGTAGCTACAAAAGCTATGCTTCAAGCTAAACAATCTGGTAAGGGTTCCAACATGGGAACTGCATTACAAATCGAAATGGCTCTTGACCAAGCTAAAGCCTTTGAAGAAGAGCTTAAAATGCTGTTTATGCAGACAGGTAAAATTGATGTTTGGAATAAAATTAAAGCTAGACAAGCAGAAATGGATTTAGCTGATGCTAAAGAAATAAGTGCTTTAAAGAGAGCAGAAAAGAAAGCTAAAGAAAAAGAACAAGAGATGAATGAAATAGCCATGATTATTGGTGGTGTCTTTTTTGTTTTATTCTTGGTGTTTGTTGGTGTAAATGAGCTGGTTAACTTTTGTGCAACTACACACAGGTGTGGTAGATGAATGAGTATCAGAAGACATTTGATTTAGCCTTGAAGATATTTGTTTATGGCTGTGTAGCTTTGTACTTCTTAGGCTTCCTTAAGTTTCTCCCTGATGATCTTTCTAATAAGATTGTTTCTTTATTGTTAAGTAAAATAGGATTATAATATATGTTAGATATTTTAAGTGGTGGTATTTTAGGATCACTCTTTGGAGGTATTTTTAGGCTAGCCCCTGAAGTCCTCAAGTGGTTAGATAAAAAGAATGAGCGTTCACATGAGCTTAATATGTTTAAGTTTCAATGTGACTTAGAAGCTCAACGTGGTCAACAGAAATTAGCTGAGATTGGTGCTCAACGTGAAGCCGCTATTGATGTTGGTGTTATGGGTGCTTTCCAGTCTGCTATTGAACAACAAACAGAAATGGTTAAGGCGGCAGGAGGCGGCTTTGTGGCTGCTCTATCAGCTTCAGTACGACCCGTAGTAACATATTGGATCTTGGCACTGTGGTCATTTGTTCATGTATGGTTAGCTTATAACTCATGGATTAACGGTATGCCTCCAGTAGAAGTATTTAAGGTAATGATGTCAGCAGACTTTGCGGCTCTTGTCTCTGGTACTCTTAACTATTGGTTCCTTGATCGTACACTCAGCAAGCGTGGACTATGAACTTAACTATAGCCGCAGACTTGTGTAAACATTTTGAAGGCTTTAGTTCTAAGCCTTACATGTGTCCTGCTAATGTAGCTACTATAGGTTACGGCAGTACATACTATGCTGACGGTAGGAAAGTAACGCTTCAGGATCCTCCTATGAGTGAGCCTGAGGCTTATGATCTTCTACTCAAAGAATTACATCATACCTATTTACCCGGAACACTTAGGTATTGTCCTGTACTAGCTACAGATGAAAAGAAATTAAATGCTATTGTTGACTTCTGTTACAACTTAGGTGTAGGTAGACTACAGACAAGTACATTAAGACGAAAGATTAATGAACAAGACTGGGAAGCCGCTAAGGTAGAGTTAATGAAATGGAATAAAGGTGGAGGTAAAGTGTTAGCTGGTCTTAACAAAAGACGCAAGGCTGAATGCGCTTTACTTGGTACCTAATAGTAATAAAAAGGATATCTCATGGCAACACCAATTACAGACCTAGGCAAGGGAGGTCTCAACACAGACTTATCACCCTTGATTGTTCCTCCTAACGTTTTCTCAGATGTACTCAATGTTCGTTTTGACGACAATGCAGTACAAACAATTACGGGTGAAGGAGCATACAGGACTGTGGCTATTACCCCTGACTATGGTATTCACTGGAAAAGACCAGACCAAGGCTATAATATCTTTGCTAAGAATGGAGCTATTGTTCGAGTAGATGCGGCAGGGAATTCATCTAATATGTTTTCCTCTGCTGATGTACTGTACAACAATAGCGACTGGCAAGGTACTCTTTTTAACGGTGGATTTGCTGTTGTAGTAAACAACGGTCAGACAACTCCACTATATTGTTTATATGGTAGTGCTTCAGCAGGATCTACCTTTCAACCTTTACCTAATTGGAATTACTTAGCTGGTCTTACAGTAACCGCTAAAGTAATCCGTTCACTTAACTATTCTCTTGTTGCGGCTAACCTTACGTTAACCGAGAGTGGCATTGTAACATATGCCCCAGGAACTGTACGTGTTTCTGTTCAGGCTCCTACAGGTAACATCCCACAAGTATGGGCACCCGGAGTTACAACAGACACAGCAGATGAGTTTGAGTTAAGCTCAACATCACAAGTACTTGATATGCTTGACCTACGTGGTAGCATGTTTATTTATTCTGAAGATAGTATTAATATATTGTCTATTGGTAATGTAACTAAAGTAACTCCATACTCAAAGTCTTATGGTATTCTTAATACAGATTGTGTATGTGAGTTTGATGGTAGTCACTTTGTAGTAGACCGTAATGATATATATGTTCATAACGGTTCAGGTAGTATTGAGTCTATTGCTGACTTCCGTATTAAAAAGTATTTTTTTAGTAACCTTAATAAGAGTTACACTAACAAAGTTCATGTTGTACGTAATCCTTTCTATAAAGAAATCTGGATTAACTATCCTAAGGGAAATGCAACAACTTGTACTGAAGCTCTTATATTTAATTATAAAAATAATACATGGACAAAAAGAACATTAGCTAATGTTACTTATACATTTAATGCTCCACAAAATGTAAGTAATACTTTTAATTATGCTAAACAAGAGTTGTTGTTTACAACTAACTCAACACAAACATTAATTACAAATGATGCTTATCTTATGTACAATGGTACAACATTTGTAGCGTATGATTCTTATGTATCTAAAAAGATTAATACAGGCGATTTAACTGGCAGTTCTATTATTAACTCTATATACCCTATATTTGATAAAGTATCTGGTTCAGCTAGTATTAGTATTAAAGTACTTGGTCAGAATAATTATATAGATAATCCTACATATACGTCTGCTGATGTATTTACATTTCTTCCTAACAATCAAAAGTCTCAAGGCTATAAAGTAGATCCTCGAGTTAATGGTCGTGTAATGAATTTATATATTACATCAACAGACTATTGGAGACTTCCTACTCTTGCATTTGATGTACGACCAGCTGATCGGAGGTAATATATGTTTAATCCTCCTATAACGGGTAACAAAGATCTTGACGCTTACTTGTATGATTTAAGTTTAAATTTAGATGGCACAACAGGTGCAGTAGATCCTAGCCCTGATATTCCTGGTGGAGACCCCGGAACTTATCCATACCAGTATATACAAGTTAAGTATGCTACAGATAATGTAGGTACAGGGTTTTCTAACACACCTACTAATAAAACTTACTTTGGTATTTATAATAGTGACTCAAGTACAGAGTCAACTAACCCAGCAGACTACACTTGGTATCTATCAGGATTTCCTTTTGGTACTACTTACTTTCTTTACTACCTTATTTTAGGTGGTCGTAAGATTAAGTTTGCTGTTAATACTTCTCCTCCAGACTATCACTGGAAGGTAGATGATGGTAATGCTATTGACTTAGATATTATTGTTCCTGCATCTACTGTCTCATTTAATGAGCTTATGAATGCAGCAGTAACAGAGCTTAAAATTGCGGCTAATGCTGTGACTGCTACTAAGATTAACGTAGCGGCTCTTGATCAAGCCTTTGGTGACTTAAGACCTAACACAGTGTCTGCCGCACAGATTGCTACAGGTGCTGTTACTAATTTAAAACTTCTTGATGGAGCAGTAACTGCGGCTAAAACTGCAGTAGCGGCTATTGATCCTAGCTCAGGTAATCTTTCGGCTAATTCAGTTACGGCAAACAATATTCAAGCTGGTACGATTACTGGTGATAAGATATTTGCTAATACAATTACTGGTAATAACATTGCGGCATTTACTATTGGCGCTCAGGCTATTGCGGCTCAAGCTATTACAGCAGTTAAGATTGAGTCAGGTGCAGTTACTTCAGATAAAATCTTTGCTGGTGCTGTTACATCAGATAAGATTACTGTTAATAATTTAGCCGCTATTAGTGCTAATATGGGTACTATTACTGCTGGAACATTAACTGCTGGAACTATTTTTGGTGGAACAATTAGCGGAGCAACTGGAAACTTTACAGGTTCAGTAACCGTTGGAGCTAGTCCTGCAGTTAGTGGTACTACAATGAGTGGATCTGGTGCTGTTATTAATAGCAATGGTACATTTTCTCTTGGTAGTTCTTCTACTAATATTACCTACAATGGTAGTGCTATGTACCTTAATGGTAACGTAGTTTCTACAAATAATCTTAACACTAACTCTGTTACAGTACCCGCAAACATTTCATCATACCTTGGTGTTTCTGTTAATAAAAATGGTCCAGGAGTTTGGCAACAAATTGGTGGTGTAGCTACATCTTATGCTAGTACACCTGATGCTGTACTTGTTACTGTTTCTCTTAATTTATTTTATACATCTGGTTCAGGAACAACAGCTTCTTTTGTTAGAGTTGTAGAACTTAACAGTGGTATTTCTACTGCTGTAAATGGTATAACACATACTAACTCTACAATTCTTTCTTTGACAATTAACATGACAGGTATTAGTAGTGGAGCAAGAACTTTTATGGTTGAAGTAGGACAAGAAACAGGTGGACCTTCTTTCATAATTGGTAATGCAAGCTTAACAACATTGGCGACTTATCGATGAATACATATTACGTACAATACAATTTAAGCAATGGCAGAATCATTGGTAGTGGAGTAACACAATTAGAAGTTGTAAATTCTTTTGATAATTATTTGCAGACAGATTCTTTTATTGACAATACAAAATACAAAGTAGTTAACAAAGAAATAGTACCTATACCTGAGTCTCCCGGTGATAACTACTACTACAACTTTGATACATCTGAATGGGTATATGATACTACTATCTTATCTAATAAAGTTAAACAACAAAGAAATGAATTGTTAATTTTATGTGACTGGACTCAAATACCTAACAACCCATTAACACAAGCTAAACAAACTGAGTGGGAAACCTATAGACAACAACTAAGAGATATTACTTCTCAACAAGGATATCCTGTAACTATAGTGTGGCCAACTCCACCAAACTAACTATGAAAATTATTTTATTATCACCCGAACAAACAGTACAACACTGGTCAACACTCTCTGTATTACTTCAAAAAGTAATTGAGCATGGACAAGGAGAATCTACATTAACAGACTATCTTAAAAAGATTCTTAATGAGTACATTCAATGTTGGGCGGTAGTAGATGATGAATTAAATATTATTGGTGCTGGTTTAACTCAATACTTACAATACTCTCAACACAAAACACTTCATATAATTGCTTTCTCTGGAAGTAACTTTGAAGAACAATCTAAGGTGTTCCCTACAGTGGAACAATTTGCCCGTGATTCTGGCTGTAAAGCTATTGAACAATGGGGTCGTCCAGGATGGGCAAAGGTACTACCAAAGTATGTATCTGGATTTAAAGAAGCTTACGTAGTAATGCGAAAGGATTTAGAATGAAATATAAAATTAATGGTTCTATTAAAAGGAACTACGGTGGCGGTGGTGGAGGTACAACAAGTACTATTCCAGAATGGGCTGCACCATATATGAAGAATGTTGGTAGTGCTGCTGAGAGTGCTTACGGTGCTGGTGAGTTGGGAAAAGTTGCTGGTGCATCTAATCTACAACAACAAGCATTTGGTGAAGGTGCTAAACAACTTAGTGCTACTACTTCTACTGCTCTTGGTTCTTTAGGTGATCAAAATAAACGGTTGTCTACTATGGCAACTACACCTAGTGCTGAAACATTAGCGGCTCAAAAAGCTAATGTACTTAATGAAGCCCAAAAAGGTGTTGCTAAACTTAATACAGGCTTTGGTCAAACAGGAACACTAGGTTCTGCACGACAGGCTGTTATGCAAGGTGCTCAAAATGCTGAGACTACAGGTCAACTTGCTAAAGTAGATGCTGACTACGAAGCTCAGATGTTTAAGAATCGTCTTGCAGCTGAACAAGCTTTGCAAACAGGCGCTCAAACAGCATCAGGCATTGCTACAGGTGGTGCATCTAGTTTAGCTAACCTTGGTAATCAACAACGTGGTATTGACCAACAAGGTCTTGATGCTACATGGCAGGGTCTTCAGCGTTATGCTTCGACTATATATGGTAACCCATCAAGACAACAAGCGTCTGGAGGTAAATAATGGCTGGTGATGTAGGTGGTAGCGCTTCCGCTACGAAATTTACTGGTACTCCTGCACAAAATACTGCTACAGGAACTCCTCCCGCAGGTGTTCAAAGTGCTATGCAAGGCTTAGGTGCAATGGGTAACAATGCTGGAATGAATTCTAATATGGGTGCTGGTGGTAAAGGTGGTGGCGGTATGCAACCACAACAAACTGCTATGGGTACACCTATTGTTTATGGTAAGTCTTATTTACCTAACCCTGTTTCAGGACAACCTAATGCTGGTGTGCCTGTTACTCCAACTTATGATACTTCTATGGATGGAGGTGGAGGTGACGGTGG